CGGCTTACGGCTATCGATGACCAACTGCAGGAAAACAACACCGTGATGTCGGCAATTATGAAGCGTTTGCCCCCGGAAAAATTCTGGGAGGCGGGACAGTGAAATTAACCTGCTGTTTCAATAGTAAAGTCCCTAAAAAGCTTAAGTCGATGTCGTACAAAGGCAAAAGTTAGGTATAATCGTAACCAGTTAATTACATATTTTAAGGAGTAACTTATGGCTGAAGAAAAGAAAAACGAACAACCTGAAATCAAAACAATTGATTTTGAGGGGGTTAAATATAACACAGAGGACCTAACCCCAAGAGTAATCGAAGGGTTTAACATGCTAATTAAACTGCAGGGCGAAGTAGCTGAACAATCATATCAGCTAAGAAAGAGCCAAGCAGCTCAACAGGGCATGTCTGCTGACTTAGGAGGGTTTATAACCGAAGATAAAATTAAACCTGTGCCTGAAATAATTACTGAACCCGAGAAGAGCGATGGCTAAATTAGGATTTTTAAAGAATATAGTAGGGGCTGTAGCTCCCACTATTGGGGCTGCTCTAGCAGGACCCATGGGGGGTATGGCAGGAGACGTTGTAGCTAAAGTACTTGGCTGTGACAACAGCCCTAAATCAATTGAAAAAGCGGTACAAAATGCAACTCCAGAGCAAATGCTTGAGCTTAAAAAAGCAGAACAAGAGTTTGAACTACAAATGAAAGAGCTGGATGTGGATGTCTTTGAGCTAGAAACTAAAGATATACAAGACGCCAGAAGCAAATTCAGTAAAGATTGGACTACTCGGATTATGGGTATTGCTACTTTAGGGGGTTTTTTAGGTTATATATTCATGGTAACCATACAGCCCCCTGAACAAAACTCTGAAGCTCTAATAAATTTAGTGCTAGGCTATCTAGGAGGTTTAGCTTCTGCTGTGATTTCTTTTTACTTTGGTGCATCTCATGGGGGTAAGGATGAATAGAGGCCAACTTATTGAAGAATTAAAAGTAGATGAAGGACAAGTCCTTACTTTATATAAATGTTCGGCGGGAAAAAATACCATTGGCGTCGGACGTAATTTAGATGACCGTGGTATTACAGCAGATGAGGCTAGTTATTTATTAAGTAATGATATAGATATTTGTATTGATGAACTAGAAGTTGTTTTCCCTTGGTTCAGTACACTATCTGATGCTAGACAAAGAGTAGTAATTAATATGTGTTTTAATCTTGGTCTAACCAGGCTACTAGGGTTTAAGAAATTTCTTGCGGCTATGGAAACAGGAGATTGGGAAACAGCAGCCGCGGAGATGCTAGACTCAAACTGGAGTAAACAAGTTGGAGATAGGAGTATCCGCTTAAGAGATTTACTTTTGGAGGGGTAATGGCGTATTTTAAATTAGTAGCATTTGGAGGAATAGCACCACAAATAGGGCCCAGGCTACTAGCAGATACTCTTGCTCAAACAGCAGAAAACGTTATTTTAGATAGTGGGCGTTTGGTTCCAGTACGTAATAACTCTACTGACCATGCCTTAAGTACCATAGGTCAGAATTCAATTTATAAGTATAAAACTGGCGGTAGTGAGTATTGGCTTGAATGGGCAGATGAAGGAGTTGATGTAGTCCCTGGGCCTATTGCTGGAGATGATACTGATCGTTTGTATTGGACTGGGGAAAGTGCTTCTTTTCCTAGGATGGCTAATGACACTTTAATTACTATTGGCTCAGGCTCTTATCCCCGAGCTTCTTATCGTTTAGGTATTCCCGCTCCTACTGCAGCTCTTACTACATCAGTAACCTCTACTACTGTAGCTGGGACGGCTATACCGTTTGATGCATCAAGTGCTTCTATTGTTACAGTAGCGGATGAAACCATTACACTTAGCGTTGTCCAATACGATGGCTTAAGTGCTGAGGAGGCTGTTACTTATAGTGATGGGGGCGGCACTGTAATTACGGGGCTTGCTGATGATACTGTTTATTATATTATTAAAGGGACCTCCCCTAAAATTAAATTAGCTACGACAACAGCTAATGCTGCCGCGGGTACAGCAATTGATCTTACTGCGGTAGGGGTGGGGACTTCTCACAGTCTTACTCCCATGGATGATAAAACCCAGACTAAATACAGTACATCCTATGTTTATACTTTTGTGTCCGCGTACGGAGAAGAAGGACCCCCCTCTGCCCCTTCTACAGTATTTGATAAAGTAGACGGACAAACAGTTACTGTGTCAGGTTTAGAAACCAGTTCCGTTTCAGGCACAGGACGGACTAATACTAACCTTACATATAAACGTATATACAGATCTAATACCGGTTCTAATACCACTGCCTTTCAATTTGTTAAACAGGTGTCACTGGCTACAGCCAGTACTACCGATGCTTTAAACAACTCACAATTAGCTGAAGTCATACCAAGTACTTATTGGATAGGGCCTCCAAATGAGGTAAGTGCTGACTATCCTGATGGACCGATGAAAGGGTTAACTGCCATGCCTAATGGTATTTTTGCAGGGTTCACAGGTAAAAGAGTTTGTTTTTCGGACCCCTATCTCCCACACGCTTGGCCTGTTGCTTATCGTATAACGCTAGAAGAAGAAATCGTGGGTATAAAAATGGCAGGGCAGGGCCTTATTATAGGCACTAAAGGCACTCCTTATTTAATAGCGGGGACTGACCCCCAATCTATGAGTGTTGTACGAATTGAAGCGGCCCAGGCTTGTTTAAGTAAAACGTCTATGGTGGATATGGGCCCCTATGTTCTTTATGCAGGGGCAGATGGGCTTGTAGCTGCAGCGGGGGTGGATGTAAATGTAGTAACAGAAGGTTTAATTGCCCCAGAACAATGGCGAGCAGACTATTATCCAAGCTCATTACGCGGTTTTCTTTGGGAAGGACGTTATGTAGGGCTATATACCAACGCTAGTGACGAGGCGTATGGGGGCTTCATATTTGACCCTAGAGGAGAGCAACAAAACACCCTTACAACTTTAACCCAAACTGCTAGTACAGATGTTACAGGAGGTTTTACTAACCCTGATGATAATGAACTGTATCTTATAGTAGAAACCGGAGCTGGACCGAAGATAGAGAAATTTCAAGGCGCTACTTCTAACAAGACCTTGACTTGGAAGAGCAGGGAGTTTGTTCCCCCTAAGCCTACAAGCATGGGTTTTGCTAAAGTAGTAGCAGAAACTTACCCCATAACCCTTAAAATATACGGAGACGGGTCTTTAATATACCATGCAACTCTTGCTGCTTCCGGCAGTGCTTACACTGTTACTGGCAGCAGCCCCACCAGTTTTGATCCAGTTACTATATCTGAACCTGTTGTTAGACTCCCTGCTAGCCTTAATTCTAGCTATTCTATAGAAGTAGAGTCTAGTAAAGTTATAAATGAAATATGTATTGCAGAATCTATAGATGAATTGAAGGAGGTTTAAGTGGCTACCTCAGGAACTAAAGTCCCTTCTATTTACAAAGTTCCTTCTAAAGCGGACCCAGAACTAAAACTATTTGCCGACTCTGTAAAGGAAGCACTTGAGGTACGTTTGGGACGTAGAGGAGACCCTAGGGATAGAGCCGTTACGCTTAGAGAGTTGATTGATAGTGGTTTGGCGCAATCACTTACAAACAACCCGTTTGACCCTAATGTAGGTGTACGACTTATAGATTTTGAACCTCGGATTATAACAGATTATACAACCCCTCCTGCGCCTACAGGTTTTACTGTTGCAGCTAGCTACACCGCTTTTATATTAGCGTGGGATCCCATACCGCTAGGTAACACTTGGTTTGCCTATACTGAGGTGTGGAGAAATGCTATAGATGATTTATCTACAGCAACTCGTGTAGATACAACATCAGCGGCTGTATGGTCTGAATCGGCTGGTTATGACACAACCTATTATTATTGGGTACGTCATGTAAGTACTTCTGGTATTGAAGGGCCTTTCACTGGCCCCAAAAGCGGAACCACATCCGAAGATATAGCTGCGGTGATGGAGCAATTGTCGCAAGAACTAGCTAATTTACCTGGGTACAACACTCTTCTTGATACAGATGTAGCAGGGCTTATTTCTACAGCAAAAGCTGAAGCGATTGCAGGTGGGGCTTACATAATTCGTGCAACTTCGGCTCCAACTACTAGGGATGATTCAGGCACAACTGCTTTGCAGCAATACGACATATGGGTAGATACAGATGATAATAATCAAATGTATCTACGGAATGTTTTAAACCAGCCTACAAATGGTACTGCTGCAAATACTGTATGGGTAAAAGCAAGAGACGCCACATTAACTACTCTAGTTGGAGATACCTCATTTACAGGTTCAACTATTAGTGCGGCAATGGCTTTGGTACAAGTGGATGTTTTTGATATTACTGAGGATATGTATGCTAGTTCAGGAATTGTTTCCACTTTAAGTACTACTGTTGAGACTAAACCTAACACTTTTGCCCAAAATACTGTTCCTACTTCAACAGCTATTGGAGACCTATGGATTGATACCAATGATAACAACACAATTTATCGTGCAGCGGCGGTTGGGGCTGATGAAGTTGCTACTGAAGAGTGGGAAGCTTTACCTCCTTCTACCCTTAAAACGTTTGCTCAGCCTAATGTCCCTACTTCAATAACTATAGGTGATCTTTGGATTGATACTGATGATGATAATAAAATGTATCGAGCTAATGCAGTGGATGTTAACACCATAGTAACCACTGGTGATGGTTGGTATTTACTTGATGATGCAAGGATAAAGACTACTGCAGATGCATTTGAGGTATTAGATGCAGCTGTTACTGGAGAAGACGGACATGCATCTCAGTTAACTATTCTTAATGCTGCTATTATAACTAAAGCTGGAACGTTTGCTCAGCCTAATGTCCCTACTTCCGTTGCTACTGGGGATATCTGGATTGATACTGATGATGATAATAAAATGTATCGAGCTAATGCAGTAGATGTTGACACCATAGTAACCACTGGTGATGGTTGGTATGCCCTTCCTGATGGACGTATTACTACAACTGCTCAAACAGTTGGTTATTTATCCACGGCAGTAGGGTTAAGTGGAGCTTCTTCTACAAAAATAGTAGCTCTGGAAAGCACAGTTAATCATGCTACAACTGGGGTGGTGGCTAATGCCAATGCAATTAGTACGTTAGACACGAGTGTTACCATAAAAAGTAGTACTTATGTTAGTGATTCAGCGCCCGTTGATGATCCTGAAGGAACCTTAAAAGAAGGAGACCTATGGGTTAACACTACAAATGAGGGTAATGCATTATCTACTTGGAACGATTCGACTGATGATTGGTATCTTATAAGAGATGCAAATATTGCTATTGCTCAAGGGGCAGCTGAGACTGCTCAAGGGGCAGCTGAGACTGCTGCTGGTGCTGCTGCGACTGCTCAAGGGGCAGCTGTGGCTGCTGCTGGTGTTG